CCCCCCCCCCGTCTCGCTTTTCTGGGGGTACTATTATTATTATACAAAACACACACACGGGACACCCCCCCCCGTACCCCATTGCCATACATGCGCTAAACCATGTAAAAAAAATATAAAACAGGAGTACATCAAATGGCAGGCAAGGCTTTACGCAAGCGAATCCTTGAGGACGTTAAGAAGAAAGGCGGCGCTGAATACGTGTTTGATCAGGTTGGCTCAGGTCGCACACTGGCGCAAATTGCCACCGACTATGGGTGCAGCCGCCAGTATCTCAGTGCTTCGCTCAAGAGTGTGCCTGAGTATTACGATGCGTTGGTCAAGGCTCGTCAGGATTCCGCTGATGCGCTGGTTGAGGAGGGTCTGACTATGGTTGACGCTCTTGATGGCCAAAGCACGACACAGGAAATTGCTGCCACGCGTGAGAAGGTTCAGTGGCGCAAGTTCATGGCAGGCTCATACAATCAGGAGCGGTACGGGAATCGGCCCCAGACCAACGTGACTATATCTGTGAGTGACATGCACCTAGACGCGTTGCGCAAGGTCAATTCTGATATTGCCGCGATTGAAGCTGAGGACCGCCAGCGTGAGGCATCTGCTATTGACGTTGATTACAAGGATGTAACAGATGAGTCCTGACCTTACTGAATTTGCGATAGATTTCAGCAGAAACGCGAAGTCCCACGGTTATGTTCCGACAGATGTTGTAGCCACATACAAGATACAGGATGTGACGGCTGTTGTGTGGTTGAGGCATGGTCCTTATCAGGTTGAGTTGTTTATTGTGCCGCCCAATTACATTATACCGGAGCATGTGCATCCGAATGTTGAGAGCTATGAGATGTTTATTGGTGGGGACGTTAGCTTTTCCCACAGTGGCCGCTGGGTAAAGCGTGATGATCTAATTATGTTGCCGGGTGCATCGGACAAGCGCGGCGCATTGGTTTCTGTTGAGACAAATGATTTACATGGCGGTGCGTTTGGCCCTCGCGGTGGCGTGTTTATGTCTATTCAGAAGTGGTTGAATGACATACCGCCTCACAGTGTTAGCGGAGACTACACTGGTCCAGTTATGGGTAAGCAGCATTTTGAGTCAGTCAAATCTGGTAATGCTATTATGAAAAGCCAGACTGATTTGACTTGGCGCGACGCAGCAGGCTTGGAAGAGAACGTGCCTGCTTTTATGAGGGATGTAACCGATGACTGAAGATAATCCACTAGAAGAGTTTGTGCTGCGTTACCGTGATGACCCTGCATTGTTTGTGACTGAGGTGCTTGGCGCTACGCCATACCCGTATCAGGCTGAGTTTCTCAATGCTTTGGCTACGGGCGAGCGCAAGATGAGCGTTAGGTCTGGCCACGGTACAGGCAAGTCTACGACTGCATCATGGGCTATGCTTTGGTTTGTTTTGCTGCGCTTTCCCAACAAGGTTGTTGTGACTGCGCCTACGTCCGGCCAGTTGTTCGATGCGTTATTTGCCGAGCTAAAGCGTTGGATTAACGAGCTGCCTGACCAGCTCAAGGTGCTGCTTACTGTTAAAGCTGACCGCGTAGAGCTTACTGCCGCGTCGTCTGAGGCTTTTATATCGGCCAGAACGTCACGCGCAGAAACGCCTGAAGCCTTGGCTGGGGTTCACTCAGCGAATGTTCTGCTGGTTGTGGATGAGGCGTCTGGTGTGCCTGAGAAGGTGTTTGAGGCTGCTGCCGGCTCGATGTCTGGTCATGCTGCAACAACGATACTTATGTCCAACCCGACACGTTCGTCTGGCACGTTTTTCGAGAGCCAAACGCGTATGGCTTCATCTTGGTGGACGCGCAGATGGTCCTGCGTTGATAGCCCGCTTGTGTCTGAAGAGTTTGTTGATGAGATGCGTGCTAGGTACGGCGAGGAGAGCAATGCGTTTCGTATTCGTGTGCTGGGCGAGTTCCCAATGGCAGATGACGATACGATTATCCCGTTTCACTTAGCTGACAGCGCAATTAAGCGCGATATTGAGGTTACGCCTGATACGAAGCCGATATGGGGCTTGGACGTTGCTCGCTTTGGTGCGGATAAAACTGCGTTGTGTAAAAGGTACGGCAATGTTGTAACTGAGATTTCGTCATGGCAGGGCTTGGATTTGATGCAGACAGTTGGGCGCGTGATGGCCGAATACGAGGGCTTATCGCCCTCTATGCGGCCTAGCGAGATACTTGTTGATAGCATTGGTGTTGGCGGTGGTGTTGTTGATAGATTGCGTGAGCTTGGCGCTCCTGTCCGTGGTATTAACGTGGGTGAGGCACCTGCAATGGGTGGTACTTACATGAATTTGCGGGCAGAGCTTTGGTTTAAGACTAAGGGCTGGCTTGAGGATAGGTCGTGCAAGATTCCAAATGATGATCAATTGCTGGCAGAGCTAACCTCGATTCGTTACGGCTTTACGCCCGGCGGCAAGATGAAAGCTGAGAGTAAGGATGATATGCGCAAGCGTGGGTTAAAGTCGCCCGATTTGGCTGATGCCTTGTGCTTAACTATGGCATCTGACGCTGCAACAGCCCTGTCTGGCTCCATGTCTACGTGGAAGAAGGAGATTCGGCGGAATTTGCGGGGGATTGCATGAAGCAAGTACCGTTCTGCAAGCTGCGCCCCCAATTAAAGAATATCGTTATGACAAAGTGGATTAAGCAGTACATGGCGAAAGGTTTGGACTTGGAAGATGCGCAGTATGCAGCCCGTTGGCGTGCTGGCACATGGAAGCTAAACAAGCGCATGAAAAAGATAATGGAAGCTTTGGGGGAAGTGTGATACGTTTGCTCCAAATTTACCAGAAAAAAGGCGGTTTACCGTGGCTGAAAAAAAATTTCTTGATTTCCTAGACCGTTTTGACGGCGGTGGCATGGGTAAATCAGGCGGTGAGTTCGAGGGCGGTGGATTGTTGTCTATGCTTGGTAACTTGCTGTTTGACCCATATGGCTCTGACGACAAGGCGCGCATGGCATCGCGTAATGCGTTTTATAACGCTCAAGGCGATGCTGTAGCGCCACCATCCTTGCTTGCTCCAAAAGCTGGCGGTAATGCTGGCGTTGAAACTTCTTTGCGGCCCCCGGCGTTGCCTCAATCAATGGCGGAGCGCAACATGGGCCTTGATCCATTTGGCGGCGCTGGCCCGAACGTATCAGGTCCGGCTGCGGAGCGTGGTATGGGTCTTGATCCATTTGGCGGCGCAGGTCCAAACGTGTCAGGTGCAGCAGCAGAACGTGGTATGGGCCTTGATCCATTTGGTGGTGCAGTTCCAGGCTCTGCAGCTCCATTCAACCCAGCAAACTCGGCACCCGTTAAGTCTGATGCTGACATAGTTCGTATGCCTCCGACGAATCTGCCTGAGGTTGGCCCCCGAGACAATTCTCCCAATTACGGAAATCAGGGTTACAACCCCGACAATGTGCCGACAATAGACCAATACGCTAAGGCGGTAGGTTATCCAAATAACGGAATGTCGCAAGATCAATTGATTTCGGCTTATGTTTCATCTTTAGGGGGCTAGTCCAATGAAGGCACCAGTATTCAAGCTAATCAAAGGTTGCCCAACTCCAGCGGCATGTAAGCGTGAAGGCAGATGCCTTGAAAGGAAACACAAATAATGGGTCTATACAGTAACATTGCGGCCAAGAAAAAGCGGATTACCGCTGGCTCTGGCGAAAAGATGCGCAAGAAGGGCGCTAAAGGCGCACCAGCCAAGGGCGCGTTTAAGGCTGCGGCCAAGACCGCGACCAAATCCAAGAAGAGGACGTATTAATGGCTAAAGGTGTAAAGCATTATTTTAAAAGTGGCCGTGAGCATACGGGCGCAACTCACAAAACCAACGGCAATCTTATGTCTGGGGCGAAGCACACTGCGACCAGCAAGCTTCTAGTCCACATGAGTGGACTGTCAGCTACAGCCAAAAAGATCGCAAAAAAATGAGCATTACAACCTACGCAGAGCTAAAGACGGCAATCGCTGACTTTTTAAACCGCGATGACCTTGCTGGCACCACTGGCACGTTTATTTCGTTGGCTGAAGCTGACATTCAGCGAAAAATACGCCACTGGCGTCAGGAAAAGCGCAGCACTGCTGAAATTGATACGCAGTATAGCGCAATTCCTGCTGATTTTCTGGAAATTATACGTTTTTACGTTACTTCGGGCGACACAAGGCCGCTTGAGCTGATTAGTCAAGCTGAATTGCTAGATCGCAAGCGTATTGCGCTAAATACTACTGGGACACCTTCGTATTATGCGCTGACTGCTGGTGAAATTGAGGTTTATCCAGCTCCAGACGCCACATATACAGTTGAGCTGTATTACTATGGCCGCGTGCCTGCACTAAGCGACAGCGCCACAACGAATTGGCTGCTTCAATACTTCCCTGACGTGTATTTGTACGGTGCCTTAATGCACACTGCGCCATACCTAAAAGATGACGCGCGGCTCCAAGTCTGGGCGGCTTTGTATCAGCAGGGAATTGATGCTATAAACGCATCAAGCGAAAAGGCGAAATATGGCGGCTCTGGCCGTCGAATGAAAATAAGGGCGTACTGAGATGAGTTTTTCCAACACATTCGAGACTCGTGTACTAACATTTGTGTTCACGGCGGCCAGCGTAACACGGCCAACTGCGTGGTTTGTTGCATTGTTTACAGCGGCACCGGGCGAACCGGGCGGCGGCACTGAAGTTTCTGGCGGCGGATACGTTCGCCGGGCTGTTGCGTTTTCAGTCAGCGGCAACACGGCCACAAATTCTGGTGCGCTTGAGTATCCCACGGCCACAGCGCCATACGGAACTGTCACGCACATTGGTGTGTTTGATGCGTCGAGTGGTGGCAACTTAATTGCGTATGCCGCGTTGACCGCATCCAAAGCAATCGACACGGGCGATGTGTTGCGTCTTCCAGCAGGCGATCTTGATATTACGCTAGACTAATGGCTGAGTATCGCAGCGGATACGGTAAAAGCGCATACGGCTCGTATAACTACGGGCTGGACGGCTCTATTCTGGTGGCTGCCTCAACGATAGTCACTGTTAGCGCCGTTGCCGCTGCGTCAACACGGGTTCGTTTAACTGCGTCTGTTGTTGTTGGCGTTTCCGTTGCTGATTCTGACGCGATTAGGGTGCGTGAAGCATCCGCAAGCACCTCTGCGTCGTCCGGCATGACTTCAGCGGCCCAAAGGGTACGTGAAGGCGCTTCACAGGTTACATCAGCGTCGTCAGCGACATCCAGCGGCCTTCGGGTGCGTGAGGGTGCTGGAACTGCATCAGCGGAGGCCAGTGCAACATCCAGCGCTATGCGTGTTCGTGAAGGCGGCGCTACATCGTTGCCAGCACTGTCAGGTTCTGCGCAGGCTCAAGTTACTATTATTGTGTCTGCATCGCTTGATGCTGTTAGTACATTTGTAGCAACGTGTAACCGCGTTCAGTTTGACAGTGCTTTAATTCTTGCCGCGTGCAGCGCCACTTGCAATATGATTGAAAAGTGGGAGCCTGAACCCAACACGCCTGAAACATGGACGCCGGTTGATCCCGCGACGGAAATATGGCACACTGCATCTAACGCATCCGAGGAATGGACTGCGCTTCCCCCTACATCGACGGAATGGAACGCAGCCCCGGCTACAAATGAAACTTGGGTCGACGCCGCATAGGGCTGACGCCGAATAGGAGACGAGCATGGCAGATACAACCACAACGGCATATGGCCTTACTAAGCCAGAAGTCGGCGCATCCGAGGACACTTGGGGTACAAAGATCAACACTGACTTGGATAGCCTAGATACAGTTGTGAATGCGATTGGCGGCAAGACTGCTGCTGGTACGTTGTCTTTTGCAGATAGCGCGAAGATTACGACGACTGCTACGGGTGTGGATGTTACTGGTACGGTTACCATGGACGGCGGTTCAACATCTGCTGACTTTACCTTCGGT